GGCTCTCACTATGCTCATCTCGCGAGCACTCCACGCAGCAAAGGATCGGATAAAACTATTTTGCAGTACGTGCGCGAAAACAACATCGCCAAAGCCGAGAAGAATATCGATATTGACTTTAGAGGCGGCATTGACCTCGATCGCGCGGGTCAAAATCAAAGCGCTCGCATGGTCGTCTACGAAAAAGATCCCGTTAACCTCGTCTTTCATATCCCCATGCCCCTGATGTTCCATGCGCCTGAGCAACGTGGAATGGAATTACTTGTTAACGGCGAATACAAATACTCCGGTGTTGAATTCCGCTATCCGAAATCGGCTTTGTATATCGACGGGATTTAAATGGCTATTACGCCCGCTGACGTTAAAGCGCGCTTTCCTGTGCTCGATGCCGTGGAGGATGCGCAGCTTCAACTCCTGATTGACGATACGCGCCCCTTCTTTAATATCGAACGCTGGGGCAAATTTTACCCGCGGGGGGCGTGCTTGCTGGTCGCTCATTTTTGGACCCTGCAGCAGAAGTTTGATAAAGGCGAAACGGCTCCGATTCATGCCGTGACGTCTCGTAAAGCGGGCGAGGTTCAGCTTAGCTATGCCTCTCCCAGCCCGCTAGAGATGCAAGATGCGTGGCTCGCGAGCACCAACTATGGCCAACAATATCTTAGCTTACGCAAGCAGGTGGGCTTTGGTGCGCTCGTGGTGTGACGATGAACTTTTCTAAATTGGATGCGCTGCTCAATCGAATCAAAGCGCTCGGGCAAAAAGAAATCTGTGTGGGCGTCATTGCTAAAACTGCGCCACGCACCGATCAAAAAGCCCGCTTCAGTAACGCTCAAATCGCTGCTGTGCATGAATTTGGCGCACCCAACAAAGGGATTCCCGCACGGCCCTTTTTAAGATCGACGTTGATTCGAAATAAGCAAGCCTATACCGATACACTCGCCACACAGATGCGTAAGGCGGTGAGGCAGAAGCAATCGCCCGAGCAGGCGTATCAGCAGGTGGGCTTTAAAGCGGCCCGCGACGTGCAACAAGAAATCCGCCACGGCTCTCATGCGCCCCTCAAAGCCTCAACGATTCAGCGCAAAAAGTCCAGCCAGCCACTGATCGATATTGGCCAACTGCACCAGTCGATCACTTCTATTGTGCGAGATGTCGATGAATCTTAAGGCGCTATTTGATGAAAGCGAGTTGACGCAACGCCTTACTCTTTCCCGCCGATATGGTCAGCATCATCCCGATCATGGCGAGTGGTTAGAACAGTATTACATGCTCGAGATCACCGCGATTGTCTATCCCGCAGGGCAAGATGATTTGCTGAAGCTGCCCGAAGGCGAGCGCTATTTGCCCGCGATTCGGATTCTGAGCCTAGACCCTTTAGTAGAAGGTGATATTGCGCTGCATCAAAACCATCGTTGGCGCTTAACTCAGCTCTCTAATTTTGCTCACTATGGCTATTACGACGCAACAGCAGTTCGACATGAAGGCACTGCGCAGCCTACTACGAGAGGTTTTGTCGTTACCTAGTGGTGCTGTACGACCGAGCTATCAGGCTGGGCCCTCCGGCACTGAACCCTGTGTGATTGTTTCTGTGCTGACTTCGGTTGAAATCGGCACCACTCGACGAGAGTTTGATGGCGCACATGAAATAGAGCGCTTAAGCACTGCACGGCTGACCACCGTATCGATTGAAGCCTTTGGCAATAACGCCTACGCACTGATGCAAACGCTCACGACACTGTTACAAGCCAGCTCGACTCAGTCCATGCTGCGCACCCGCTTAAACGCCGGTTTAGTCACCCTCTCGCCGTTACGCGATTTAACCACGGTGATGGGCTCAGGACCTGAAGAGCGCGCTCAGTTTGATGCCACTTTCTCGCATACCCATATCGTCGACATTGAGCAGCACCGGATTGAGCACGCCTCCGTTCTGACTCGCTCAAACATTTAATTTTTGGAGAATTTATATGGCTACTTCGCTGCCTCTTAGTGAAATTATCAATGTTCAATTGAACGTCCAACCCCTCGCCCCGAGCCGACGGGATTTTGGCGTGTTGAATCTGATGACCCCTGAAGCCGGTCAGGTGTTTAACGATGCCCATACGCTGTATGCTGAATATGCGAATGCCAACAGCGTTGAGCAAGCGTTTGGCAGCCATAGCACCACCGCTCAGGCCGCTCGCCTCTTCTTTGCTCAAACCCCACGCCCTAAACGCCTGGTGGTTTCGCGCTGGGTCCGTATTAAACGCACGTTAGCGGCCACTCACTCTAAACTCTATGGCGGACCGATGACCGCCACGTTAGAACAACTCAAAGCGATCTCTGTCGGCTATTTCTCGATTAAGGTCGGTTCCTCTCTTAAAAACTACTCCAAAATCAATCTCTCTAGCGCCAATACGCATGAAGAAATAGCAACCCTGATCACCGCTAAGACCTCCGCCGATAAACTCACCGTGCGTTGGGATAGTACAGGGCACCGCTTTATCGTCGAAGCGGATCAAGCCGGCGCAAGTCGCACATTAAGTTTAATGAACAGCGATGGGCAGCCGCTGACGGTAAGTAGCTCGCCCTCTTATTTGGGCACTCTACTCAAATTGGATAGCGCGGATGCCTATTCAGTCGCCGGCACCGATGCGGTCACCCTTGAAGCGCAGTCTCTCACCGAAGCACTCTCACAGCTTGAGGCCCGCTTTAATCACTGGTATGCCCTTAACATTCTTCACCCCTTAACTGATGTCCAAATCAAAGAGGTGGCGAATTGGGTGCTCGCTGCCGATAAAAAGATTTTGGGGTTGACGACTTCCAACCCTCAGCACCTGGAACCCAATTTTTTAAATGTATTTAAGCAGTTGGCCGATCAGAAGAATGAACGCGTCGTCGCTTTGTATGACAAAGATAATCCCCATGCGGTCTTAAGCTGGCTCGCACGCGCTTTATCGGTGAACTTCGCGGGGAATAACACGACGATCACGATGAAGTTCAAGCAACTTCCTGGCGTCACCCCGCATCCGCTCACGCTCACTGAAGCCAGTCAATGCAAAGCCTTAGGGATCAACTATTACACCTATTTCGATGAAACCGCGATGGTTGCCGAAGGGACGGTATTAGGCGGGCGCTTCTTTGATGAGGTGCACAGCCTCGATTGGTTTGTTGATGCCGTGCAAAAAGAAGTCATCGCTACGTTACATCGCAGTCCTACGAAGATTCCGCTCTCCGACGCAGGCACGCATCAGCTCTTAGCGGCCGTTGAAAGCGTCTGCCGCGAAGGCGTGCGCAATGGCGCGTTTGCCGCAGGGGTGTGGCGGGGTGATCCGTTTGGGCATTGTCACACCGGCGAACGGCTTGAAGAGGGCTTTTATGTCTGGGTCGATACCGTCGATCGCCTCTCCAGCAGTGACCGTGAAGCCCGCAAAGCACCCCCGATTCAGGTGGCGCTCAAACTCGCTGGCGCGATTCATGCCGCTGACATTCTTGTTAATTTTGATCGTTAATTCCTATGAGTACTATTTTTAGTCCCCGTGACGTCTCTGTTTTAATCAATGGCGTGCGCCTCGCCGATTGGAGCGACGGCAACGATGTGATTCAGGCTAAATTGAATGCCGATGCTGGCAGCTACACGATGGGCGCGAATGGCACCGGCGTATTTATTGCGAATCCCGATCAATCCGGCACGCTCACCCTCAAAATCAAGCAACATAGCCCAGACAATCACTATCTGGATCGCCTCTTTAAACAGCAGCGCTCAACCCTTAAAACCTTCACGCCGATGACGCTCTCCATTGTGGATTTACTCAATGATGACAAAGTCAGCGGCCTCAATGGCTATTTCACGACCTCACCCGACTATACGCGAGGCATGGGCCATAACGCGGTCACCTGGACGCTGGTGTTTGAACAACTCACGATTACTTTAGAAAAAGGATTGGCTCGCTCATGAACACGCATCAATTCGAACTGGATAGCATCACGTATCGCATGACGCCCGCGAACGCGATGGCGGGCTGGACCGCTTTAAAACAAGCCGGCAAATTACTCGAAGGGATTAAGGTTTCCCAAGAGAGTCATCTTGAAATCGGCACGCTCTTAGCTCATTTAGGCAGTCCGCAAGTGGCTGAGATCGAACGTCTGATTTATGAACATACGACTGTTCAAGCCAATCAAGATAAACCTTTTAGGCTCGCCCATCAGCTTGAGACCCATTTTAATCAGCACCGCTCGCACCTCATTCGCATTTTGCTGGAAGGCTGTAAGGTGCAATTCGCCGATTTTTTCAAAGGGGGCGCTTGGAACAGTCTAAGCGCCCTCATGCCCACTCCGGTTCAGACCTAGTTGACTGGTTTATTTGGCTGCCCATCATGCGCCAATTCTGCACCCTGAATGAACTGCGTTCTGTGTATACGTTGTCTGACTTGGTCGAGTTTCATCAGACCATAGCGCAGTGGGACACCATTCAAACCAAACTGACTCAAAACACCCATGGTCGTTGATGAATTTCTCTTTAAGCTCGGCGTCGTAGCCGATTTGAATCAGGCTAAACAGTTCCGTAACACCTTGTCTGATGTCGCCCGCAAAGCTTCGGTAGCCTCTGCCGCTGTGGGCGCATTGGCCGGAGGCCTCACCGCTTTCTTTGCCAAAGCGTTGAACGGCCTCAATACGCTGAATCAAGCGGCACGCGAAACCGGCGTTAGCGCTGAATATTTGCAGCAGCTCGGCTTTGCTGCGGCGCAAAATGGCGCTTCTCTTGAAGCCGCCACGGCCTCCGTGCGCGGACTCTCTAAAGTCATTGGCGAGGCGGCCGATGGCATAGGTCGGGGCGCACGCGCCTTTGAGCATTACGGCCTCTCAGCTAAAAACGCCAATGGTTCGATTAAATCCGTCACGCAGATGATGGGTGAATTGCAAAAAAAAATGCAACGCCTCTCTGATCCTCAACGCAGCGCCTTTTTACAAAAGATGGGCATTGATGCGGCGATGGTGCAAACGCTACGCCTATCCAAAGCTGAACTGCACGAGCTGATGCAAGAAGCGCACGATTTAGGCATTGCGACCCAAGAGCAAGCTGATAGGGCTTCTGCCTGGGGGGACGCCATGGCCCGCGTAAATTGGATATTTAAATCTTTACGTACGCAAATTGCGTTGGGCCTAGCGCCTCAATTGCTTTTACTCGCGGATCGCTTTAAAGCCTTTTTGCTCCGTCATAAAGAACTCATTCGGGATGGACTGCGTCGATTCATTGACATCCTGTTTGCTGCCGTACAAGCGCTGGTTCATACAGGGTCTGCGATGGATTGCGTGATCCGCCATACGATCGGATGGAAAGCGGCTCTATGGGCATTGGTCGGTGTCTTAGCCTGGGTCAAGCGCGCAACGATGGCCGCCTTTATTGTTAATCCCGTTGCGTGGCTCGCTGCGGCTATCGCAGGGCTAATTGTCTTGATCGATGACTTGATGACCCATCTCCGAGGCGGTGAAGCCTCTTTGGCCAGATTTTGGGATTGGCTTGGAAACGGGATCAACTATGCCCAAGAAGCTTTTGCTCAATGCTGCAACTATTTAACTCGGTTTCAAAAGACGCTGGCGCAGGTAGCCAGCAAAATTAAAGCTCTTATCAATTCAACCTGGGCACAGCTCGATCAATTGATTCGTCAAACTTGGAAAAGCCTTTTAGCCAAAAGTACCGCACTTGTTGCCCGCCTTAAAACGCTATTTCTCTCGCTCTTGGAATCAGCTCGCACGCTATGGACGAATATCACGGATGGGATTGCATACGCTTTTGAAACCGCGTTCAATCGCGTACAGCGCGCCTGGGATAGCGTCTTTGGATGGATCTCTAAAGGCTGGGCTAAACTGCAAGCGAGCTTCCGTTGGATGGGCGAAAAACTGAATCTGACCCAGGGAATCGATATTGCTCAAGCCGTCAACCTGGCTTCGGCTTCCGCCCATCCAGCTGCGCATCAAAGTAACACTGTGACCCACCATACGACACATCATGCGCAGCGCACTCAGCAACAGACAGTCAATCAAGACATTAAAATTCATATCGCCTCTTCCGATCCCATCGCAGCAGGCCGCGCCACCGTGGATGCGCTGCGTCAACAGCGCATCGCCACGCATAATAGCCACAGTGCCGCCAAACTATGACGGTCTCGGTGCTACACCGCCGCATCGGCACCGTCACGCTGGATGCAACGCTCGCTGAGCAGCATCAGTCGGTTTTACGCATTTCTGAAAACCCGATTGAATCCGGTGCGCTGATTGCCGATCATGCGGCGCTGGAGCCAAAACAAATTACGATCACAGGCATTGTCACCGATTACCAGCCACCGATTACGCACCAGGCAGGAGTGAATCGCGCATTTTTGCGCCAAAGTCCCGACTTCTTTAATCAGCTCCCTTTGCCGACCGAAGTCAAAGCGGTCACGATGCAGGCCGCCTCGCGGATGCAGCGCGAACTAGGCTCGACACACGCCCTTCAGCAGTCAATCGCTGACAGCCTAGAGCAAGCGCGCCCTCTCGTTCCCTGGCTGCCAGCCTGGAGCGGAATCGATTCCAGCACAACGCAAGAGCGTGTGCAGCAAGTCTATGATGCCCTACTGGAATTACAACGGTCCATTGAGCCGATCGAGATTCTAACGGGCGCTAAGCTGTATTCCAATATGCTCCTCCAGTCCATCAGCCTAAATCAGATGCAAGATGGCATCGCTGAATTCACGATCACCTGTCGGGAGATTTTAATCGTATCGACACAATCGATCGCCGGCATTCAGCGCCAATCTGGCCGCGCCCGCAAGCAAGCCGCCGCTAAAACGCAAAAAGGCAAAGTGCAACTCCAGCCCGCCGATAAGAAGAAGTCTTTGCTGAAGCATCTATTGGGCTAAGCCATGCATCTCATCCCCATCGATTCCGCGCCGTATCAAGAAATGACGATTGCGTTTAAAGGGCATGCGTTGCGCCTCACGCTGCGCTACAACAGCCTCGCCGATTATTGGGCGATGGATGTCTTCGATTTAAAGCGGGATCGCTATACCGCCCAGGGGCTGCCGCTGGTTGTGGGTGTGCCGATTTTATGGCGCAGACCGGTTGAGTATTGTTTCATCCTCACCGATGAAAGCGGTATCGGCCTCGATCCAGTCGGCGGGGAAGATTTAGGCCAGCGCTGTTTCCTGTATATCGTTGATAAAATGCAGATTCCTCTATGAAACAATTTGGCCGACGCTATCAGTTGGCGCTGGGCAATCCACACGATGGGTTATTCATTGATGCGCTGCGCGTCTCCTTTGACATCACCAAAACCATTGACGCAAAGCCCAATCCCGCTCAAATCTGCATTTGGAATCTGAATCGCACGCATCTCAATCAGCTCTTAAGCGGCACGTTTAAACGGATCGCTTTATCTGTGGGCTATGCAGAGCTGCGCTTGCTCTATACCGGCGACATCCTTAAAGCCACTCTGCAACGCGATGGACTGGATTCTATTCTGGTGTTGGAGTGTGCGGATGGCGATACCGATTATCGTACTGCGCGTGTCTCGCTTACTTTGAAAGCGGGTACATCCGATCAACAGGCGATTCAGCAGCTTGCGCAATCGTTGGATCAAACCCAACTCGGTACGGTGGCTCAAGGACGGCCCAATAGCTTACCTCGGGGGCGCATCTTTTGCGGCAATACCCGCGATGCATTGCATCAAATCGCTCAGGCCAATCATGCCGACTGGTCAATTCAGGATGGCGAATTGCTGATGCTGCCTGCCCAACAGGTGTTAGCGGATGAAGCTGTTTTGATTTCACAAGATACCGGCATGATCGGCGCGCCTGAAGCGAGCGAAGACGGGCTGATCGTCACCACTTTACTGAATCCCGCCGTCCGCATCGGCGGCTTAGTGCGTGTGCACTCTGTCACCGAATCCTTCAATGGCGATTATAAAGTCGTCAGCGTCTCGCATTGCGGCGATACCTATGGCGATGAATGGCTCACAACAATAACGGCTGTAGGCGGTGCCTTTACGCCCATTAAGGATCCATCATGAAATGGCATACCCCTTCCCTCGATGCCGCTATTGAAGCCAGCATCACCGCCACACTTAAAAAGCTGCATGTCGCTTTGCCAGGTCGAATCGTGAGTTTTGATCCCAGCACGCAAACCGCTTCCGTGCAGCCCTTGATCGAGCAGATTTTACAGAACGAGCAAGCCGCGCCTCTGCCTATGCTCACCGATGTGCCGGTGCACTTTCCACGCGGCGGGGCCTTTGTCATGACCTTTCCGATTGCGCCAGGCGATGAATGCCTCATTCTCTTTGCTGAGCGATGCATCGATGGCTGGTTTGCCAGTGGGCAATCCAGCATTCCACTGGATTATCGCCTGCATGATCTCTCCGATGGCTTTGCGTTAGTCGGGTTTTCTTCTTTACCCAAAGTGATTCCCGATTTATCGAATGACGCAATGATGATGCGCACGCTCAATGGCAGCGCTTACTTTAAATTGGATCAGGCGGGGCATATGACGATCAAAGGCACCCAATTGACGATCCAATGCCCTGTCGTCGTTGAACAGCTTTTAACCTACCAAGCAGGTTTGAGCGGTACCGGCAGCGCAGCCGGCACCACCATTAGCGGCACGATCTCGCATAGCGGCGGTGAACTCATTTCCAATGGTGTGACGCTGCACGCTCACCGGCATGACGGCGTCAAAGCCGGTGGGGATTGCTCAGGTGGCCCACAATGAAAGTGCGGCGGCTCGATGCCAACCATGACTGGACCTTTGGACAAGGGCGAGCCAATTATGCAACCCTCGCTGAATCGGTCGCCCAGCGCGTCAAGTCTCGCTTATTGTCGTTTCAGGGTGATTGGTTTTTGGATTTAGAACATGGCTTGCCTTGGTTGCCCCACTTTGAGCGGCCTGCGGATTTGCGGCAGATTGAACACCTTGTGAAACGCACGATTTTACACACGCACGGGGTGCGCGAGCTGCTGAATTTAAAGGTGGAATGGGATGCCAGCACTCGCCGTCTAACGATGACTGCCCAGCTTAAAGATCACGATGATCAATTGATCAACATCACGAATTAGAGTCACCCCCAAAAAGCAAAAGCCCCGAACTGTAACCAGCAGCCGGGGCTTTTTTGTTCCCGCTTTTCAAACGAAACAAAAACATATGAGACATAAGGATATACGATTGACTTTCAAAATACTAGGAATATCGATGGAAACTGTCAATATCAAACCCAAAGAATTACGCAAAATATTACAGCTCGTGTTAGCGAGTCTCGCTATTTGGCGCTTGCCCGACATCATGACCGTCTTATTTTCGGGTATCTGCGCCCTTATCCAAACAATACGATAAATGGCTCAACTCACCGAACAAGGCTTCATCATTGAGCGATTGGATGCCAATCTCGCTCAACTCGATGCAGGCTTTCGCACGATCTATGGCGCGGACATCAATACCGAGCCGGATAGTCCTGATGGGCAAATCATTGGCCTCATCGCCCAAATCAAAACCGATCTGGAAGAGCTTGCTGAATCCATTTATAAAGCGCTCGATCCTGAAGCTGCCAGCGGCGTTTGGCTTGAACAGCGCGTCGCCTATGCCGGACTCACGCGCAGGCAAGCACGCCATAGCTATCTCCGCAATACGATCTTGACGGGCGAACCAGGCACAAGCATTCCGGCAGGCGCAGCCCTCACCGATCCGCATCATCGCCGTTGGATTGTCGTGACCGATACCACGCTGAATGAAAATGGCTCGGCGCACGCTGATTTAAGAAGCGAAGCACTTGGTGCCTTTCCTCTGCCCGCCCACACCGAACTCACCCTCGAAACGCTTTTTTTAGGCTGGCGCTCAGCTCAAAGCAGCCAAGCCGCAGAAGCTGGAGAAGAGGAAGAAACCGATGCTGAATTGCGACGCCGGTTCTTTATTAGCCGTGCAAAAGCGGCTCAAAACTCCGTCGATGGGATGATCGTTAAGTTGCTTCAACTCGCCGATGTTCGCCAAGCCGTCTGTTTAGAAAATAACACGGATCGAACCGATACGAATGGGGTACCCGCGCATAGCCTCAATATTATTGTAGAAGGCGGCTCGGATGCCGAGATTGCCCAAGTGATCTTTGAGAATAAAACCGCTGGCACAGGGCTACGCGGCGCAGTGCAAACGCACATTCTCGATAACAAGGGTATGACGCGCTCAATCCGCTTTGATCGGCCTGCGGTCATCGCTTGTGCTGCTTATCTCGAAGTGCGACGCAATGCCCATTTTACGGCGGTCGATGTCGAGGCAATTAAAGCCACTCTAACAAAAACCGCGTTCAGCATTGGCGAAACCGTGCTGCTCTCGCGCTTATACAGCCCCATCAATACCGTACAGGGGTTTTGGGTGGAAACACTCAACATTGGTCGACGCTGCACACCCCTCGCCGCCAACAATATTGAAATCGGCGTGCGCGAGATGGCCCGCTTTGCGGCTAACGATATTGAAGTCGTCGTGCTCTAAAAATCACACACCATGTCTTACGAATCACTGCTTATTTGGCAGTATAAGGGCAAGCCTAAAGCGCATGCCACCGCACAACTGATCGATCACTATTTTAGCGACACATGGCGCGGCCTCGCCGATTTACCCAATGCGCTCCATATTGAGACCGCTTCAGGCAAAAACCTAGACCTGGTAGGCCAACATGTCGGGCAATCTCGCATTTTAAAAGGACTCGCTCCACGCCACTTATTCAGCTTTGAACGCGCACCAGGCGCTAAAGGGTTGAGCCGAGCAGGTTTAGGCGGCGGCAAATGGTATCGCAAAGGCGATGTCATTACCGATTCCGTCGTGCTCGATGACGATGATTTTCGCTTTCTCATCAAATGCCGCATCGCCAAAAACCATATGACGGGCACCATCCCTGACATTACACACGCGCTGGATTTTATCTTTGGCGGGCAAGCCGCTGTTTATGACCAGTACGACATGAGTTTCACCGTCACCATTCGCAGCGATCAAATCACTGCCTTTAAACGCTATGCGATTCGGACTTTAGATATTCTGCCCCGACCCGCAGGCGCCAACGTCAACTATGTCGTTTTAGCCAACATTACCGCTTTCGGATTCGCCAACTCACCTGGCGCATTCGCTTTTAACCATGGAAAATTTGCGAGGTATTTATGACCCTTTATCAACGTCCTGATGAACACGTCTTTGCTGAGGGCGCGCGCCCTGGCGAAGTCCAACCCTTTCCCGATCTCTCCAGAGGATGGGGTATCGCCTTTGAGCAAACCGGCGGCATCCCACCTATGGAATGGTTCAATTTTATCGGCAAACGCACTGATGAAGCCATTCGCTATCTGATGCAAAGAGGCTTGCCTGAATGGTCCGATACTGAAGAGTATCCCGAAGGCAGCTATATTCAGCACGGCGGCAAAACCTATCGAGCCAAAGTAGCAAATCAAGGCAAAGTGCCTTCAACTGGCTTAGCCGAATGGGAAGAATGGGGCCTTACGCGTGAAGCCCTCGACGCACACTTTCATCCCAAAGACGGTGAATTGGCTTGGCCCAAAATCACTAAAACACCCACCACATTAGACGGTTACGGTATTACCGATGCCGCTACCGCTCAAGATGTGCAAAACCGCTTTTCCGAAATCCAACAGCGCTTTCATCCTAAAAATGGTCCATTGCCTTGGGCAAAAATTTCTGACAAACCCTCAACGCTCACCGGATACGGCATTACAGATGCTGCGCCCATTGCTAACCCAGCTTTCTCCGGCCAGCCTACCGCACCCACTCCGTCAGCTCAAGACAGGAGTACCCGTATCGCTACCACCGCTTCCACCTGGGCCACCCTTCTTAGCCTGTTCACTGGGCCAAACCGACAATCCTTTCAAGACAACGGATTCCAGAAACTTCCAGGCGGCCTCATTCTCCAATGGGGTTTCACCTCTACCCACGGCAATGGAATGTCTAATGTGATTTTCCCTGTCAAGTTTTCAACGAAATGTCTGGCCATTCATGGCACTCATCTCGGCACTGGATGTGCAACCGTCATCGAATATGTCGGGACTCGAACCAATATCGGCGCCACATTACGCACTCTCGATGAAAATGCCATGACCCGCGCAGGATGGGGCCTTCATTGGTTTGCTATTGGACATTAATTTGCCCTCTCATGTCTATTCTTCTGTTTTCTATTTAAACCCACTTCATAGTATGACTTTTTATTATTCAAAATCAGAACCCGGATTTTACTGCGTCGGGATACATGGCGATAACATCCCTAAAGATGCTGTCTCTATTACTCAAGAAGAGCACACCGCATTGCTCAATGCCCAATCCAAAGGTAAATGGATCCAGTCTAATGAGAACGGCTACCCAGTGGCTGTTGACCCGCCTCCACTTACCCCTGAGGAGTGGGCCGACATTAATTTACGCCGTCGACAAGCTCGGTTGAGTCAAGCGGCTTTAAAAGTTGCTCCTTTACAAGATGCCGTAGACCTCAACATCGCCACGGATGACGAAAAACAACTTCTCAAAGAATGGAAACTTTATCGGGTTGCTCTCAACCGCATTGAGCAGCACTCTAGCCTTTCCGCCGAGATCGAATGGCCTAAACCGCCTGATGAGAATTGAATCCATTGATATTGTGTCGACCGCCTTAGAGCGGTCTTTTTTTTCGTCTACACACTTATAAAAAATTCATGACCGACACCTTTGACAGGGCCGCCCTCCTAGCCGAACTCAAACGCGATGAAGGCGAGCGCTTTAAACCCTACTTCGATACCGTCGGCAAAATCACTATTGGTGTTGGGCGCAATCTCACCGATGGTGGCATCTCTCAGAGCGAATGCGAAATGCTTTTACACAACGATATTCAAAATACGCTTAGATGGCTGGATCGGCATTTACCGTGGTGGCGGACTCTGGATGCAGTACGGCAACGCGTACTCATTAATATGGCTTTTAACCTGGGCGGCCATCTTCTGACCCTTGTTCATACGCTCGCAGCTACGCAACGCAACAATTATGCAACTGCAGCTAATGAAATGCTTGCTTCAAAATGGGCGAATCAGGTCGGCGCACGAGCACTGCGCTTAGCCAATATGATGCGCACCGGAAAAATTTAACGCTCAATATTAAAAAATGAATCTTCACGAACATGATCGAACGTTTGTTGCCACGCTTGCTGCGATGGGCGCGGTGATTGGGTTTGGCCAGCTGCTCACCGGTGGCGAGAAAATCACCGCTCGACTGATTATCGGGCGCATGATCGTGGGGGCGGGTTTAAGCGTCGCTGCCAGTTCCATCCTCATGCTTCTACCTGAACTTTCTCCGATCGCTGTCACAGGCCTCGGCGCAGCACTCGGTATTCTCGGCCAGTCCTATCTAGAACTGGCTGTGCAACGTTGGTTAGGCAAACGCTCGAATCATGCTGAATAATTGGATGGCCGCTCTATTAAGACCATTGTGCATTGCAGCAACGGCCTTTTTCTTTGGCATAACGTGCGCCGGTTCTTTTTACTACGGCCCACGTATTCAAAAAGAACGCTCAGCGTTGGTGCACTATAAAGCTCAGCTCGCCACGGCCCATGCCCAATTGATTGAAGCACAAGCCAAGGTCGTCATTCAAACTGAAATTCAATACCGCGACCGCATCAAAATCGTCAAAGAAAAAGGCGACGCCATTATCAAGGAAACCCCCATCTATGTTACCCAAGCTGATAATGATCATTTTAGCGTTAGTGTTGGCTTCGTGCGCCACTACAACGCCGCTTTTACCGGCGAGCTTGCCGGAGCTCCCGCCAAGTCTGACCGAGAACCCGCCGGAATTTCGATTGCTGAGATTGCCGAGGTCAACTCCCATAACGCCAGTGTCTGCTGGCAATGGCGCGAGCAAGCGCTTGGATTAAGAGCGTTTTATCGGCAGCTACGGCTACAAAGAGATGCGGTAACTTCTTCTCACCCTATTTCAGGAAAACTAGGGGGTTAA